GAATTCCCAAAGCAGCCAGCGCGTCGCCCACAGCAGTCACTCCCAAGCCTGTTCTTCTGCCTAGCTGGGCTTGCGTCTCTATGTTAAGCCAAAGATCTTTTTCGATTTGCTTAACAGCATCAGGTTCGGGATCATTATCAATTTTAGTTAAAATTTTCTGAACTTGCTCTATTTCAAGATCAATCATGTCATCCATTAACCTCTGCGCCTTTTGAGTCACTTCAGCCATCTTCTCATAATCAAATTCAGCGTAAGAGGTGAACGGATCATTGACAAAAGACAAAAGATTGACAACCATCAACCGACAACTATCGTAAGGAGACAAAATAATCTCCCCGCAAGGATTAGTAGAAGTCGACCCAAATCCCTCATCTTTGTAAATGTCCGAGGGAGTAAGACGAGTTGCTGTATCCCAAAAAAGAAGACCCGGCTCGGCGCATGCATGAGCGCTTTCAATAATTTCATCCCACAAATCGGCTGCGTCAATCCTTTGGGAAATTAATGGATTTTTATCATCTACCGGAAATCGTAACTCAAAATCTGTACCCTCTGAGACAGCACTTAAAAACTCATCAGAAAGCCTAATAGAAATATTGGCACCAGTTACTCGAGTCAGCTCCCTTTTAATTTTAATAAAATCTCTAACTTGTGGATGATGAACAGAAAGTGTCAACATTAATGCGCCGCGGCGACCTCCTTGAGCCACTTCCCTACAAGAATTAGAAAATCGATCCATGAAGACTTCAATGCCGTCAGTTGTCCTAGCACAATTTCCTGTAGTCTCTCCTTTCGGTCGAATAGTTGATAAGTCAAATCCTACTCCGCCGCGGCGCTTAGCAATTTGAACGATCTCTTGATCAACTTTGAGAATACCCCCGTAAGAATCATAAGGAGACTCAATTACAAAACAGTTAGAAAGAGATTGAATCTGATTAGTATTACCAATCCCAGACATCGGCGACCCCTGGGGGATTACATACTTAAAGTTCTTGAAAAGTTGATAAATTTCCTCTTGAGCAAGGGCATTAGGATACCGCGCCTCAATTCGAGCAAATTCTTTTGCCATTCGATGATGCATATCATCTGGGGACGTTTCGTGTAAATTTCCATCTCGATCTGTAAGCGCGTATTTGGTAATAAACACATTTGCTGCCAATCTGTCCCCGTCAAAATATTCTAGGCTTTTTTCAAATGCTTCTGAAAATGATGTCAATTTTCAGACTCCTCTATGGGTCCCGCTAGGTGTTAGTGCTTCCTTGGCTCTTTTCTTTTCTTTTTGAGTTTTTAGTCTCTTCTAAGAACTCGAGATTGCTAATAACTTCATAGCTGTTTAAACACGGTATTATGATTAATTGTACAGGCAATTTCGCGCCTGTTTGGATTTTAATGTCCTTTTCTCCGAGGTTAACTAAATTAACGAATATTTCACCCGTGTATCCCGGATCAATTACGCCAGCACGAGCAAATAAGCTATAATCGGTGATGCTGCTTCTTTCTTTTATAATGCCTACAGTGTGTGGTGGGAGAGAGATCTTGACCCCAGTAGCAATAAGATGTTTTTGCTCTTCAAAAGCTACCCACTTATTTCTGCCGTGAATCATTACATCATCACCAGCATTATACAGGTCTAATCCGACGCTCTCACCAGAGTAATCGGGCCCATAGTCCTCCGGAGTTATTCCATAAGAATGAAGTATGCTCGATGCAGTTTCTGAAAGCGCTATTTTAATCTTCGCGTCCATTCACTTCTCTCCATTTTTGTCGTAATAAGTCTTTCATTTCTGAATCGGTTTGTTTAACAGCCTCATCAAGTGTCAAAGATCTTTCATCCAAAATTTCAAATGTGCTTTTAGAGGTATCAATATGAATGGGAAAAACCAGTCCATCTTTTCCTGCTCTATTTTTTGCAACAAATAGTCGACCAGCGCCAGTTGATTTCTCCATTGCCTTTCGAGACAAAGAAATAACAACATCTGCCACCATAGCTTTTCCGTAAGCTTCTGCCATATTTTCTAGGCCCACAATATCAGCTTTCGCCGAGTCTCTATTAGCTTGTGAAGCTGTCCAGACTGGGATGTTAAGTTCCATAGCCAAATTTCTCAATTCTTCATAAATCAGTTTAAGTTCATGGCGAAGAGAATCATAGCTCTTAGTAGACCTCATAATGTCTGCATAATCAACAATGATAACTGAGGGCACAAAACCTTTTAGCATTAACTTTTCAATATGATTTCTAATTGTGATGGCAGATGCACTGCCAGTTGGGTATTCTTTAATAATAAGTCTACCCAAGTCCATCTTTTCATATTTTTTTAAAACACTTTCTTGTTGATCTTGCACATCATTTGAAGGAATACTGCACAAATTAGAGTCGTATCTTAGGCCTACGGCGTGTTCTGTCAATTCAAATGTGTAGTGAAGAACATTTTTTCCATGCCGCATGGCGTTCGATCCCATTGCTACAAGCCAATGAGATTTTCCAACGCCGGTATTTGCTGTTACAACTCCAATCTCGCCGCGTCCGAGGCCGCCCCGAAGAATGTCTTTGGCATCTAAACGAACTAATCCTGTGGGACACACTTGTCGATTGACTTTGATAAATCTTGCTTCAGAATCTTCAAAAAAATCATGACCGATACTGCTAGGAATGCCGACAGAGACAGCTTTCTTCATTAAGGTTAGCACACTTTCAAATTTTTCTGTTTCAATAAGATCAACTGCTTGTTCCAGGGCATCTTTAAAAGCTTGCTTTCGACAAAAATCAAAAGTTTTGTCTTTAACATATGCTAAATCTCCCAGATCTGTGCTGGTTTTAATTCGATGCAAAAAATGAACTATTTGATCACGAAGGATCGAGTCATCTCGCTGGGACAGATCATCTCGGATAATGGTTACAAGCAGGCCAAGTGTAGGAAAACACTTGTATTTCATGAAATAGGCAAAAAACTTTTCCGCTAAATACTCAAGATACTTTACATCAAAAAAGGTGGGGTTCATAACTTCCACCATTTGAGCAGCCCATTCTTTGTCAGTCAAAAGACTGTGAAATATCTTTTCTTGAAACGACTTTCCATACTGCCCAAAATAAGAAGATCCGCTTGATTCAATCATCATTTACACTCCGAGTGCAGGACGTGAGAGCGACATAAAAAGAATCAATGTCAAAATTATTAATTCCTTGACGTAATAATAGCTTCACAAGCGAGATTTTACTACCCGAAGTCACACTATTTTCTAAAGCGTAATCTATACGTTTTATATGATCAGCTGATAAATTATGTGTATCCAGATACATTAGCTTCCAGTTTCTTTTGGCAATAACAGCATGATCTATCATATTTTCGTAGAGCTTGAGGGATTTTTCTTCTATTTTCTCTTGTGCCCCTGTGATCAAATCTTCCACAGACACAAAATCATTTTTCGCTAATTCAGAAAAACGCTTAGATAAAGAAGTAAACCCGGCGCGACCCACTCCTGGCAAACCATCTGATTTGTCACCAATGAAACATCGTGCCGTGCAAAAATTAATTGCAGATATGCCATATCTTTCTACCAAAGTTTTGGGTGTAATATACTTTTTTTGTCCTGGGGACCATTGAATTATCCGCTTAGAGAGTAGTTGATAGTAGTCTTTATCAGATGAAACAATAACAATTCGACGTTCTTCGTGCAAATTTCTTATTACATAACCAATCACATCGTCTGCTTCACAATCTGGAACATATATTTGTGTGACAGGAGTATGTTTAAGTGCCTCAATTATTAATGTTACTTGATTATCTCTGTTGTCCACAGTGTCTGGAAGGTCGTCTAGATAATATCTATTGAGCTTCTGTGGGCGTCTACGATTTTTGTAGTTCTTATAAATGGCTCGTCGGCGGGGTGATCCCCCACTCTCCCAGACTACCACAATCTTAGACGGTCCAATTCTATCACATAGATACTGCAGACCTTTAAGAAACCCTAAAAATCCACCCACATGTTGTCCGGATTCATTCATGGCAGGATTTACCACAAAGTGCCTCATGAACAAATTTAAACCGTCCACAATTAAAATTGGACGATTAGACATAATCAACCCTCCGGGGGGACGATATCGTTTTCTAGCTCTAGTGAAATAGCTCGAACTTCTTCATAAGACTCAAGATCAATATTCATCTCGTCAGAGTTTGTCAGCTTTCTAATCATGACGCTAGAAAGAAGCATATCAACATAAGGCGAAAACTCAGGGTCATTAATCACCTGATCAAAGTCAGCCTTATAAAACTTCTTCTCCACTAATACTTCACCTGTTTTAGTATCA